TGAGGAGCTACCGTCAAAGGTATCACAAGCACGTACTAAACCCATTGTAGCGTACATCAAAGAAGGAGCATGACCTATGAAGGCATCTCAATTTTCTGCCGCCATGAAGCATGGGTATAGGAGTGGGCTTGAGCTTCGCACTAAAGACTATCTTGTAGAACATAATATTAAATTCAAGTACGAGAAGGTAAAGATAGAGTGGGAAGACCTCATGTACCGTACATATACTCCAGACTTTGTATTGGGTAACGGTATTATAATTGAGACAAAGGGGTTGTTTACTGCAGACGATAGACGTAAGCATTTAGCTGTTAAGGAGCAGCACCCCAAGCTGGATATACGTTTTGTATTTACCAGTAGTAAACGTAAATTGAGTAAGGGTGCTAAAACTACCTATGGACAATGGTGTGAGAAGAATGGTATACAGTATAGTGACCGCATCATTCCAGAAGATTGGTTGCATGAGAAGGGCAAAGACATGCACCCTATGCTGATACACTGCCCATACAAGAAAGTTAAAAGGAGACAGAAAAAATGAATGAGGATGAAAACCTTCCCGTGTTTGTAGACTTTGACGCCAATGATTATATCATTCGTTTGTCTCCGTTCTTGGATGAACGTGGTGACTGGACGGGGGAGTTACTGGTAGGCAGTGTTACTACCGGAGAGAACACCATGTCAGACGAAGATCACTACAGCCTAATGAAGCTATCGCAGCTTGTGTGTGCTGCAGTACCCGCTTTGGAGGAACACGAAAGTGTTCGTACCATACTATCAAACATAGCTGAAGATACTTTGCAGGATGAAGCAGAAAAGGAAAAGGTAGAACCCAAGGTTAAAGAGGTAACAGAAAATGTCATACGTGTTAATTTTTAATACAGGAGAATACTGATATGATAGTTAAAGTATTTCTTACGTTAGACATAGACGAAGAAGACTATCCAATGCCAACAGACGGAGCCGTTACGGAAGAAGTCGAGAGTGTACTACACGAGCTTATCTTTGACGTAGATGGGTGGAACATTAAAACAGTAAAAACAATATCGGAGTAATGTAATATGAGCAATCAATTACCAACAGACTATCAAGCATTCATCCACAAATCACGCTACGCTAAGTACTTTGATGGCAAGGGGCGTGAGTCATGGGGTGAAACAGTAGGCCGCTACATGGATAATGTAGTACGCCGTTCCGTTAAGGTAGAGAATAGTTACATTGACAGCATTGAGCAAGCTATCCTTGGTCAAGAGATCATGCCATCTATGAGGGCCATGATGACAGCTGGCCCCGCACTAGATCGTGACAACACTGCAGGGTACAACTGTAGTTACTTGCCTGTCGATGATCCCAAATCATTCGATGAAGCTATGTACATCCTTCTCTGTGGCACTGGCGTAGGTTTCAGTGTAGAGCGGCAGTTCATCAGCAAGCTTCCAGAAGTGCCAGAGTTGTTCCAAAGTGAAACGGTCGTTGTCGTTAAGGACAGTAAGGAAGGTTGGGCTAAAGGTTTCCGTCAAGTTCTTGCGCTCCTATGGGCTGGTGAAATCCCTAAGTGGGATGTGTCACAGGTACGCCCTGCAGGTGCAAGGCTAAAGACATTTGGTGGTAGGGCATCAGGCCCAGCACCTCTCGTAGAGTTGTTCAACTTCGCTGTGTCTACATTCAAGGCTGCACAAGGACGTAAGCTATCCTCTATGGAATGTCACGACTTGATGTGCTTCATTGGGCAGATCGTTGTTGTAGGCGGTGTACGCCGTTCAGCTATGATCTCACTGTCTAACTTGTCAGATGACCGTATGCGTCACGCTAAGTCAGGTCAGTGGTGGGAGACAGCAGGTCACCGTGCTTTGGCTAACAACTCCGTAGCGTACACAGAGAAGCCAGATATGGAAACATTCATGCGTGAATGGCTGTCTCTGGTCGAGTCTAAGTCTGGTGAGCGTGGTATCTTCAATCGTGAAGCATCCAAGAAGCAAGCAGCTAAGTTTGGTAGACGTGATCCTAACTATGAGTTCGGTACAAACCCTTGTTCTGAAATAATTTTACGTCCATATCAGTTTTGTAACCTAACGGAGTGTGTTGTACGAGCAACGGACACGTTGCAAGACCTTGAGCGTAAGGTTAAACTTGCTACTATCTTGGGTACTATTCAGTCTACCATGATTAAGTTCCCCTACCTACGTAAGGTATGGCAGAACAACACCGCAGAAGAGCGGTTGCTTGGTGTGTCTATGACAGGCATTATGGACAACCCACTTATGACTAACTCTAACAAAGGATTGGATAAGACCCTTGAGCATTTACGTTCTATCGCTGTCGCTACTAACGCTGAGTGGGCTGAATTGCTTGGCATCCCTGCTTCTGCTTCTATCAGCTGCGTTAAACCTTCCGGTACGGTATCACAGTTGGTTGACTCCGCTTCTGGTATCCATGCTCGTCACAGCCCCTATTATATTCGGACTGTCCGTGGCGATAACAAAGACCCTCTGACAAACTTCATGATTGACCAAGGTATTCCTAATGAGCCTTGTGTTATGAAGCCTGACTCCACTGTGGTGTTTAGCTTCCCTGTTATGTCACCCACACAGGCAGTCACACGCAACGATATGACAGCCGTAGAGCAGCTTCAGCTGTGGTTGACCTATCAGCGCCACTGGTGCGAACATAAGCCATCCGTGACTATCTCAGTACGTGATGGTGAGTGGATGGAAGTGGGTGCATTTGTGTACAAACACTTTGATGAAATGTCAGGTGTGTCATTCTTGCCACACTCGGATCATACTTACCAGCAAGCACCCTATCAGGACTGCACTAAAGAAGAGTATGAAGAGATGCTTACCAAGATGCCTAGCAGCATTGATTGGGAACTTCTTAATGAATACGAAAACGAAGACAACACAGTGTCTATGCAGACAATGGCTTGCTCCGGTGACAGTTGTGAAATAGTAGACCTAGTGTAATGTGGGTCATACTAGGAAGGACACAATGCAACTTCTGTGATAGTGCAAAAGCACTATTGCAGGGTGCAAATAAACAGTACACTTACTATACTTTAGATGATCCAAGTAGTAAATGGCTGTTGACATTGGTTAAGAAGGCGGGTTATACTACCGTTCCACAGATATTCAACAATCAAGGGAACTATATTGGTGGTTACACAGAACTAAAACAACACTTAGAGGAGATTGAACATGGCAAAACTGACACTTGATGATGTAGAATATGAAACGGATGACTTCACAGAGGAACAAAACAAACTACTCCAAGAGATACAATACAACAATCGTATTCAAGCCGACATGGGCTACAAGTTGCAAGGCTTACGTAGTATGTCGGATTCTCTGGTGGCTGCACTGAAGCAGTCACTTACAACGGAAACAGAACAACCAGAATCGGAGTAACTCCAATGGCGTACAGAAAACCTTTCTCCAAAAATCTTTATGGCAAGTACGATGGTGTAGCTAAGAATACACTAATCAATCACCTACTCAAGGATGGTCATATACTGGTAGACAGTACTGAATCCTATGATGCTGACGTAGTGACAGAGAAGCTAGGTGAGAAACACTACAGCGAAGCGGAAGTAAAGACTGCATGGAAGGGTGATTGGCCTACCAATTGGGCCGAGATACGTATACCAGAACGCAAAAAGAAGCTACTGTCAAAGCACGGTAACAACCTAAAGTTCTACATCTTCAGTGGTGATATGACTAAGGCTTGGTGCATTGACAGTAGCCTACTAACGGATGACAAACTACGTGAGGCACAAGGACGTAACATCTATGCAGGTGAACAGTTCTATCACGTGCCATATAAAGAGGCGGAGTTAATCAACGTAGCATGAGGAGTAATACTTATGAAGATTCGTACAAGAGAACAACGTGGACTAGGTAAATATGATGCACCTCTAAAGGTACAGCAGACAATGGGTTACAATAGTTTTAAAAGAGGTGACCGTGTTAACCCGTATCCTGAAGATACTATGCAGTACCGTGAATGGAATAGGGGCTACAACAAAGCCTACTATGACAACTTAAACTGGGTAAGGAAATATGAAACTAGAGCAAGAGGTAGAACAGTTTTTAAAGGAGAAGTACAGCATGTCGGATTTTAATTCCTATCAACGTAGCGCATCCAAAACCGCCATTTATCCAGATGAACATCGTATCCTGTACCCTGCGTTGGGTCTTGCAGGTGAAGCGGGTGAGGTAGCCAACAAGGTAAAGAAACTTGTACGTGATGGGCCAGACAATAGACCCGATACATGGAGAGAGGATATTGCAAGTGAGATCGGTGATGTGTTGTGGTACTGTGCTGCACTCGCTACTGACCTCAACCTTACTCTGGGTATGATTGCCAGCCAGAACGAAATCAAACTGTCGAGGCGAAAAGAACAGGGTACAATTGGTGGTAGTGGCGACACACGATAGACAAAAATAAAGGGGGCTTAATTGCCCCCTCTTTTACATTGCATCTTCCGCTAACTCTAGCAGCATCATTATGTCCTCTACAGATCGGGGATCGGGACTTCTCCCATTATTTAGTTTCTTGAACATTATTTGGGCGTACTGCCTATCATCATAGGGAACACGAGATAGATCGTCAACTGCAGTAGCATAAGGCGAAGCAAAGCCATCCGTAAGAAAGTCCTGTTTAGCATCCGCTAACAAATCTTTAATGTACTTACGTGCAATTTTATTCTTTTCACTTTTATTACCGCCCATATCTTCTGCAATATCTTTTGATACTTCAGTAACAAGAGGTAGTATAGCAGATAGGTACTGGTTTTCTGCACGTTTTTCTGATGGTACTTTAGACCTACTGCCTAACTCGTATGTCGGGTCTTCAAAACCAATCTCCAAAAGATACTCTGTTAAATCGCTGTCTGCCTCTTTTATGTTTAAACCAAAAAACAGTTTCTTTAACGGATCGTACCTTTTTATATCACCAGTATTTATGGATACTCTATTTGGCATACTCTCTTCATAAGAAGGAGCCGCTATGCCACGTTGAATAAGTGATCTACTAAAGCCACTACCAAAAGAGGTAGACCAGTCATCATTTAACGTAGGATCACTGGCGGCATCTACATACACGTCACTCTTTATACCTGCGGCACGTTGTGCTTCTACACCTTGGAACAGAGGAGTAAGGAAAGTGTTTACATACTGCCCAACGGCACCGCCAATAGCTTTAGCCCGTCTATTCTGGTCTACCATATCTTCCGTACCAACAATTATGTCACGGATTTCATCAATCATCACGTTGCCCACACCAGTACGTGCAGATGTACCTAGCCATGTTTCAGCTATATGATCCATGTCTGCGCCGTACCATGTATCAAGTGTACCTTCTTCCGCACGTCTTGCGAACTCTGCTACCCATCCAATCTGTCTCATAGGATATACAGGCGTAAGATCAACTTGATTATCTTCGTATTCCATAGATTCATAACGCTCACCCGCATCATCAGATTTTCTGTACTGATACATACCAGTTATTGCCGCTATGCCTACAAGGTTACGTGTTATATCCTGCCTGTCTCTTGCCGTAAGAAC